GTTTGACATTAAATATCTGTACTGCACATGCAATATTACAATGTATGTTATCGGGTGCATTGTCTAACAAGTCTAATGCTTTCTCAATATCACTCCAATCAGTTGGGAATCGTATATAACCATTGCGTGTATCATGTGCATCAATACTAAAAGCAAAACGCACACGTTTAAACTGGCTCCACACATTGATTATATCTTCATTAACGAATATACCATTGCTGTTATAACGCAAACTAATCTTGTGTGCATAGCCACGCTTAATGATTTCATCTAAGAATCTACGATGCTCTTTAATCATTAGTGGTTCGCCACCAGCAAAGTATAGTTGAGTGATGTTGGGAATCTGTTCAAATACTTCTTCCCAAAACTCTGGGCGCTCATACCAATAGTTATTAAAGTCTTTGCTATCCCACTCTATCTGGCTGAATACAACATTACTCTTGGTAACTTTGATTATCTTTTTATAGTCTCCTACCCACCCACTGCTATCATGTGGGCTACACATAACACACTTGAGATTGCAGGTATGTCCTAATCGTAAATCAAAGTAGCGAATCACTTCGGGTACATGTCCATCTTCTGTTGTATCTTTGATAAGTTGGTCAAAGTCTAACCCATCTTTGTTCCACTCATACATTTCCCATAGTCGTTTACTGACTACACCATTAGTTTCTTCTTCAAAGCATTTAGTACAACTTGCAGGTATCTTACCCTCTAACATAGTTGTGCGGACACTCCGCATATATTCGTTGTTGAATGCGCTCATTACAGTTTCTTTGCCAAAGTTAGCAGGTACGCCATCTTCTTTTTTAACTAACCCAACTGTGTGATCTCCTGTATGGGCGCCACTAGCATTAGTCACACAGCATAGTCGTGCATCACCGTTTGGGCGTGTAGCAACATGTAGCCAGGGTAATGCACAGAATGTGGGGCTACCTGTTAATTGTTCAATGTGTCTTTGTCCTATACCCATACGTGTTTCTTCGGGTTGAAACCAAAAATACTTACTCATTGAATGTATCCAATTCTAAAAACTGATCTCGGCATTGACTGATTTCAACTTCAGGGAATTTACCGCATACTCTAGCACACATTAGTATAGAGTTATCTTCAAAGCCATCATTCCAAACAGTTTGCCATTCATTGCTATCTACAATATCTTTTATACTATGTTGATGTAAATCTAGTTTATCCATGCCGCCAAATTTAGTCACTGCTGTATTCAATGAATCTATGCTATCTTGCATGAAACCATATACTAGTTTATCGGGTGTTGAATGTTGATATGGTACACTGGCTAGAAAACAACAAGGCCACAAATGTCCTTGTGCATCTATATAAATGCTTTTCTCATCTTCTACTTGACATTTTATAGTGGCTGTCTTTATGACTTCTCTATAGTTCTCTACTGTTTTTCTATCAATGAATGCAATCTTTTGTTCTCCGGGAGGTAGCAACGTATGTGTTACATTACCTTCTCTGTCAAACACTTGAAACTCTCTACTACCGATAAATCTACTTGTTTGCTTTTCGTGGAAACTTTCAAATCCTAACTCTTTTGCTAACACTCTGCATTCTTCCATTTGATGTTCATTGTGTTTGAATGTAATAAAGTTCCAACGGGCACGACCACCTGCACCTATAAAACTTTTTGCGTTTCGTATAATGTGATTAAAGTTTGTACCTATTCTATATAAACTATGTGTATCTTCTAAGCCATCGATTCCAAACAATACTAAATGATTTTTTGGTAGTGTACGTGCAAGTTCATCCCACCATTCAACATTTCTAGCACTTGCATTAGTGTGTACGTGAATATCTATCTCTGGATTTTGTTCTACCGTATATCTGATGACGGGAATCAAATTACTATTTAATATAGGATCACCAAAATTACCGCAAAATGATATTGACTTAATCTGTTGTAGGAACTCAGGAGTAAATGTATTTTTGTAAAAATCCAAAGTCATATTAGTTTCTATTAATTTAGGATTGGGCAACCCACCGTGATTATTTCTAGCACACATAGGGCATGATGCTTGACACAATGTAGATAGTTCTACATGTAGATTTGTTATTTCATTGTATTTGTACATTAGTTTTCCAATTTAATTTGTTGTTAATATAATTTTGTACGAAAGTTTTAAACTTATTATCATCGGTGTCAAGGTCAGACAATTTGTAATCATATACATCCTCATACCTGTTAGTTTCATGGTATACAAATAGACGGTCTGTTAAGAAAGGATTACAACCTCTAAGACCTGTAAAGCCATTATCTGAATAAAATTCTTTGACTAACGACTCAGCTTGATACCAGTTCATAGTATGATGTTTCCATATTACGATATCATTTCTAGTGCTACCTACCCCACCACCTCGAGGTGTGGTAGATTTAAAGATAACATTGCCGTTGTTATCTTTAGTTACTTCATATCCCGGATTCTGCCTAGCCTCTAGTTTCAACAATCCATTAGCCACAAGTTCTTTAGTAAAGCGACTTTGATTAGTTAGAGTTTCATCATAATCACCAATTTCTAAAATATGTGCGCTGGCACTTTGTCTATACCATTTAGTATTCAACCAATCTAAACTGTTGTGCCAAGATTCATGTGTCTCACCGGGTATCCCGCATATTAATTGAATGTTGGCTCTATAACGCTTTGGTGCGTGAATGTCCGTATATGCTTGAAATTCTAGTAATCCTTCTTGTATTTTTTCTGGATCCATGCCCTTTCGTACAAGTTTACCTGCTTCTCTGTTGAAAGTTTCAAGACCCATACTATGACCAAGAAATCCTAATCTTATATAAGTATCCCAATGTGTTTTGTGCTTAACCACTAAATCGCCTCTAGCAAAGCCGCAAATCCAGGGGTTGTATCCTAACTCATCAACTGCATCAGCATACTTTTGTAATTTTTCAGGACGATCATTGAAGGTCTCATCCATTACACGCCAGTTAACAATTCCCCACTTGTCAAACCCTGTTTGCATTTGTTTTTTAAATTCTTCTTTACTTACACTTACATCCTTAGATTGACCTATTATAGGGAAGTTGCAATAACTACACTCAAACATACAACCACGTGCTGTTTCAATTTGCGGGCACTCATATGGCAACATAAAATCTCTAGGCTCGTAGTCTACCAAGTAACTATATAACGGAGTACTAGGATAAGTATGTAACCCCCTAATAACTTTTTTACTTCCAAAGAATGCAGGGTCGGTAACAAGAGGGGCACCTAGCGTTCCTAGTAAATGTTTGCATAATGCAAGAATTGCATTCTCCCCGTAACTATCAACCCAATAGTCAACATTTTCTGCGGGAGTTACTAATGCATTTTGTCCACCAACTACAACTGGTATCTTAGGGTATTCTTTCTTTAGCCATAGTATGAATTCATTTAAGTAAGGACTCCATGGGTTTAAGAATGCTGTACCAAAACAAAACATCACAGTTTTATCTGAAGACCTACTACGCACTAATTCTTGTAGTTCTTCTAGTTGCCAAAATGATGTAAAATCAATAACCTCGGCATCCCACTCATTCATGCGTAAAAATGTTGCCACACGATGCGACCATATTGCCCTTTCCCAACGTTTACCTGTGAGTGAAAAAAATAATGCATGGCTCATATATTTTTACGCCCTATAATCATCCAACGTTTGTATAATGGTAATTCTAATTCTCCAGCCCAAGACACATTAATATTACATTGTGTTTTAAATTCTTCTAAACTATCTGATGTCCTTATATGTTCACTAATCTTGTAGTTGTTGCTTTGTAACACAATCAAACTATCTTTTGGCACATTAGTCAACCATTTGTTATATTGTTCTTGTGTAATATGTTCACAACTAGTATTGATAACAATATCACCATGAATAGGAATATTACACATATCACCTGTAATTGCTTTGAACCTACCATCTTGTTCTTCTATCTTGTTCATCATGGTAGCAACATGTTCGCATAATGGATCAATATCAATGCTACGAATATATTTCACAGGTATATTGCTTTGAAAAATCATACTAGCTAATACGCCTACCCAACCACCATGTATATCAATAGATGAACCGTAGTATACATGCTCATCTAAACAATTTATTAGCCATTCTTTACTTTTAAGTTGTCCACTCCAAAATGCGTCTAGTGTACGCATTGGGTTGTTACTTTCTCTAATAGCACACATCCAATAGTGCAAGTGTTCGGTATCTATTTTCATAATTTTACTTTAGGTATCTTACTATCCGCACTACTTACACAACTAGGGGTAGTACAAATTGTGGGTTTATCAAATAATTTAAACCCATTGGTTAATGTTCCTAGTATTGGATCATGGCAACTATAACTGCGCTTGACTTCATTCTCACGTATGACAATGCCCTGATACCCACTGTTACACATCCAGCCTTTAAATTTGTTAAACCCAAAACTATTAAATCGTTCTGCTTGGTCTAAGTACCATACAGTGTTACTATTATCTATCAGTTTTATTTGTAGTAGTTCTTTTTCTTGTATATGTTGTGGGAATCCAGTACGCATCAATTGTATCATATCTTCACTATATCCGTCAACTATTTTACTAGCAGTCGGGTCACTTTGTGGCTTTAATGTTACATTGATTCCTCTATCAGCCAAACGTTTACATCTATCATAGAGTTGTTGAAACTGTTCTGGAACCATAACTTGATTCACGGTAACAAAAACATTGTTTTGATTTAAGAATAGTATCTTATCGCCAAACTCTTGTTCATTTGCAAACTCATGGTGAAAGCTAGCAGTAATGCTACGGCGTCTACTAGATGCAGTAGCCTTCAGCCAACGTTCCCACCATTGAATGCCTGGGCTTAAGTTAGTAGTCATGTGAATTGAATCATATGATACTTTTTCTGCTAACACTAAGAAATGTTTATACGCTGTGGGTTCACCACCACTGAAACTCCAATGAAACTTTGTGTAGCTATTTTCATTAGCTTGCATTCTAATGTTGTCCATAGTTTTAATATAGACTTCTAGTTCTTGGTGATCGGGTATTTGTGTGTTAGCATAGGGCCAACAATAACTACATTTGTAATTACAAAATCTGCCGAGTATCCAGCTTATGCTGAATATACCCTCGTCCATCATTGTTTGCTGACCAAACTTAACTATATTGTCAAAAGGTATCTCAGTGAAATTTGTCATATTGCTCTCTTAGCCATACATAATCATTTATTTTGCTAAGTGCTTCTATGTCACCTTTGTTTTTTAATCCATATTCTTTACCAGCTAATGCACCCGAGTAGCAGTAATAGCCGTATCTAGCATCTTCATTTAATGTACACCAAGTATCTAATCTAACTTGTGTCTCATTGTCATTTTGTCTATCAATTATCTTGCTACTTAGTTTTACACATTCACGAAATGCACTACGCCATGCACTAAAGGAATCTACGTTGAATTCAGTAATATTACTAATTTTAAATATAGGTTCATAATGTGTGCTAATACTAGTAGTCATGTCTGGCTTATTCTTTAACATTCTTAATGTAGACATTCTAGGTAATAGTTTCACTCCACCGTTGCCGTATACCAAACCATTCACAGGATTCTTGCTACGCCAAACTCGCACAGTATCTATGCTGTAGAAATCAATGTCATATTCAAATATGAAATCGTCCATGATAATGCTGTCTGCATCTACTACCCAAAAATAGTCTGTATCACATAGTTTGGCTGCTTGAATATGAGCGTTGTGTATCCCTACAACTCCATCAATTCTTTTTGCTTTTGGACATTTTTCTTTAAGTAAGTTGTAATTCTTCTCCGCATTTGGTTCATTGAAACTGATAAACACTACATCATATGGCGGATAGTATTTGTATTTTATGAATTTTTCTGGGCTACGCAGTATAGGTTTGATATTAGTTCTGAACTCTTGGCTTTCCGAGTTTGACAATACATTTATTAGTCTTTGATCATTTGTTTTAACTCTTATAAGATTACCAATCCTATTACACTCAGCCTCTAGGTTGTCTTTGTAAGTATCATAAAACCCGTTAAACATTTCAGTTGTATGATTATTGTCACGCAATTTGCTTGTGTCGTATCCGTTGAGTGCTAGAAAACATCCCATTCTAGCACCATAGATAGCCCATAGTCCGTTATCAACATCACTGCCTATGTGCATCCATCTCCATAACCTATCATAATTACGCCAATTCATCGTACTATAATCAGCCCATAATGTTAGTTTATAACCCTCACGAAAGCCACTTCTCCATGCTTGTAATGGGCTATCATTAATGACAGTATCACTCCCTACACGGTTTAGTTCTAAGTAGTTGGTTATGTTAAAGTCTATGCTATTTGGATTATCGCTGTTCTCATGTGTACGCATTGATTGCAACATATGAATAGGCCATACTTTGATGCCACCGTTACCGTATTGATTCCCGTTGACATTGTTCCTAGAACTGAAACTAACTACATTATTGTTTATGTTTACATCATCTACAAAATTATAGGAAGCATTGATAAAATCATCACGTATCTCATTGTCTCCATCTACAATGATAACATGTGTAGCAGTAGGATCTTCTTCTAGAACCAACCTAGCAACTTCCTTGTGTGCAGTGTCGCTACCAAAAATCCCATGTACGTGTAGAGCGTTTGGGTATAGGGCTTGCAATTTAATAAAATTTTGTGTATAATTAGGCTCATCGTAGCTTAACAAGACTACGGGGTAATTTTTGGTGTTGAAGTTCATACTAATATTTATTGCAAACAAAAGTGTTAAGTGATAAATAAACGGTAAAAGGTGTTGACAATAATTCAAATGCCGTGTATACTTCACACATGAATTGAGAAAACACATTGGGAACAATGTGTTGTAAATGGGTAACAAGAAGGTTGACGTATAAGCAGAAGGCTGCTATACTTCATACATGAATTGAGAAAAGGCGCAAAAAAGCGACTTAAAAAAAGAAATTTGATAACCAGGACTAAATAAGAGACTATGATGAATAACACTTGTATATCGCTGAAACATATGGGACTATGGTCTAGAGTAGCCTTAGCCTCATTTGCACCAGCATATCCTTCAAGTATTCGCGGCACAAATGACAATGAGCAAGTGGCCCGGGGAACGGAATAACAAGTTACATCATAACAAATTATTTTAAACCCCTGGGAAACTAAAAAGTCTCAGGGGTTTCCAATTAGTGGTAAGAGAAACGAGGTCTCACTACACACTTTAAACAGTAGTAAACGGGCGGACAGTATACATGAAATTCATGGCGACAACGTGAAAAGTAAGACTACTGGGTAGGGTATCAACCCTATCA